CCATAAGTTCCAGCAATGTAATCACTCAGCTCTTTCAACAGAGCATCTTCATTGTATTTTTTCGCCATTCAACTATCCCAGATTAAGCGTAGATTACTATGGTAGCACTCTTGAACCTTGCCGTCAAGGTCTTTGACAAACAACTTCAAACCATCGCCACCAACAATTTTTACAGTCTTGCCACCATCAATCATGGCAAGACGATTCATATATCCATGAAATTTTTTAGAATGTTTGGTTGTCATTTTCTTCCTCCTCATCATAATCAGTTTGAACGTCAGCATCAATTTTATCATATAATTCAATGAATGACTGCTTGGTCTCATCATCAAAACGATTCACACAGACCTTGATCGCTTTCATACGATCACCCCAGATAGCGTATGCTCGCATGATGTGGACCAGACGACGGGTGGAAATAACCTCGTCAATACCACCATCAGCAAATGTCTTACGGATAATGTCAGCCCAGTTAGCAAGATTCTTACAGAAGTCTTCGTCATGCTTACCTACAGATGCAGCAATAGCAACTAGAATCTTAGTCTCAATAGCAGGAGTAGGATACTCCTGCTCAAAGGTCAAGGCAAAACGCTCAAGAAATGCTTCGTTGAGAACATTAGTACCGATGAAGCGACCATCATCAGAACCCTTACCCTTAGTGTTGGCAGTAGCGATGATGTTGAAACCAGCAGCAGGTTGGACATAGCGACCAGTCTTCTTTAAAAACACACCCTTGCCTTCAAGAACAGATTGAAGACACAAGATTTTATTGGATGCCAGGTCAACTTCATCTAAAAGAAGTACAGTTCCCCTCTCCAGAGCTTCAATGACTGGACCATTATGCCAAACAGTTTCGCCATTAACAAGACGAAAACCACCAATAAGATCATCCTCGTCGGTTTCAATGGTGATGTTTACACGAATGAGTTCTCTATTTAGAGCAGCACATGCTTGCTCAACAGAGAAAGTCTTACCATTACCAGACAGACCAGTAATGAATGTAGGATAAAAAATCTTAGATTGAATAATTTTTTTTAAATCAGAGAAATTTCCGAAAGGAACATAATTGTCGTCTTTACTGGGAACAAGATTCTGATCATTACTATCAACAACTGGAATAGCAGCAGGTGATTCGTAATTTTGCTCAAGACGTTCTTGTACTGTCAGGTTCCAAGTGCCGCGCTTGACATAGAATTCACGCAGACGCTTGACAGCAGTAGGATAGGTAACACCAAAGTTATCACAGGCAGCACGAACATGCTCGGCATTGATATCATTGCCGTAAGTTTCAGACAAGTAAGAAGTTAATTGTGTGGTGGACAGGTCAGACTTGGCAGGCATCGGTTTGTTTCGTATGAAGTAAGTATAGGGCAGAGTGGGGCAGAGTCAGGGGCAGAGTGGACAGTTCATCAAGCGACATACTCAATAAAAGAATTAAGAAGTCTTTTATTTGTAGATTTGCTTTTGAGCATTTTCTTAAATGCGCGAGATATCTCTCCTTTCTTAGCACCTGACTCAACATCAAAATCAGTTTCTTCTCCAACTACATTGTTGCTGATAGCATACAAAGCAGTATAACTTTTAGGGAAAGGAATAATTGAGGACTTATATTTTTTCCAGTCTTTTTGTACTTCACCATAATAAGCAGCATTAGCATATGTGCTAACAAAATTAGCAAGACCGCCACCACTCATAATACGAAAACCAAGTACATTCACACCAGAGTTACGATCACGTAATTGCTGAATGAATATATTAGTCATCTCAGACCACCCATCACTGATAGGATAAACTCGTCCAGTTTTACGATCACGAAGGACAGTATTATAATCAAGACGGCGAGCACGAACATAGAATATATCTCTATACTCATTGTAGAATTTACGACCATAGGCAGTAGAACATGCTTCGCCGTCAGTTAGAATACAAACATTAATTTTTTGAATGTCATTCTGCTTTTTAAATTGTGGAATAATATAGTTAAGCATAATAATACCCTCGTTTAATGGAGTACCAGACAAACCAATACCAGGAGTATTAGGATATGAAACCATATAGAAATAAGAAAATGCTTCGCGATAAAGATTGAGACATTGACGTTCATAGTCTTTAGAGTTAGAACGAGAAGACACAAAGTTCATCAAGTGAAACATATCTTCGTGCATGAAAATCTTTCCTTCTTCACAATTTTTCTTTTCGTAGTATTCTTCGTTTGAAATATATCTATCGCTACCCGCTTGAGCACGACGCACAACAGAGAACTCATTTGTAAAAGCATACACTTCAAATGGGATCTGAACTTTTTTACAAAAAGCAGTAAGGTTTAGAAGTTGCTTAACAGTAGAAAGAATCTCGCGTGACATAGAACCAGACCAATCTAACAAGAAGATTAGACCATGGTTTTTACCATCAGGAATTACAGTTACTTTCTTAAAAAGATCTTCGTTGTACTTATAAGTGTGTAGCTTAGAAGTATCAAGCACACCAGTCTTAGATTGAGCAGCACGAGCATAAGCGTCAGCAGACTTACGACATTCAAATTCCTTAACAAGATAGTTAACCTCTTTCTGAGATTGTTTACGAAACTCTTTGTAAGATTTATCTACATTTTCATAATGGCATGAGCGATCAATATCGCCACCACCTTCAAGAAAGTTCTCACGTTGCTCATCAATCCAGTCATGTACTTCAGTCCAGTCTGCAACATAGGTAGGGAGATCTACACTATCTGGAATTTCAACATACGTAGGATTATTAGCATAACGGTCAGTCAATTTTTCAGCAGCATCATTGAAGGAACGTTGAGTTTCTGAACCTTCTTCTCCTGCTCCACCATCACTCTCTTCATCATCCTCCTCCTCACCATCTACTTCTCCCCGAGAAGATTGATTTCCAACAGGAACATCTTCATTGACATCGTTCTCTTCATTGGCATTTTCACGACGTTCTGCTTCTTCCAGCATTTCCTCATGAGTCATACTATCACCAGAATCTTGCTGCTGATTAGAAGGAACTTCTTCAGGTTCTGATTCTTGTTCGTTCTTACTGAAGTTAAACACGTCAACAGCAATTTGCAAAACTTCCTCAAAAGTTTCAGCAACATCTGTACGAGCTACAAATACTTTTTCTTCAATAGAAAAAGGCATCATGGCACTAGAACCAATCTTGAAATGAAGATTGATACGATCAATTAAACCAAATGTATTAAAGTCTTCACCTTTAGTGCCAAAGAAATCAGCATTATTTAATTCTTTATATCCACCAGCAAAAGATTTACGCAGACCAGGATACTTTCGTTTCATCAGTTTCTCAATGCGAGCATCCTCAATCACATTAACAAAGTCCTTAGGACAATCGGCAATATCTCTCCAGTCTTCGTTAGGTGTAAACAATGCATGCCCAACTTCATGACCCACCAGCATATCGTATACGGTGCTAGATGCCTTGTCCCAATTAGGAAGAGTCAACACACGACGGTCAACATCAAACGATGCTGTGGAGACCTTACGGTGCTCTACAATCAGGTTCTCGGTAGCGAGCAGTCGTGCTAGGTTTCCTTTTATCTCTTGGTTCATGACCCTGTTGCGTTGATGCTATTAGTATATACAAAAAAAGGGTGCCCGAAGGCACCCCTAGTCCAGTTCAGAAACTGTCTCTCGGATCACAGAGAAGTTCTTTTCTTTCTCTGCTGTAATAGTTCTCTCAAATTTACCCTCAAGACTTTCTTTATGACTAATGACAAAGACTTTAGTAGTTTCGTCAAAGTTACGAAGAATCCACCCTAAGTCACTACCTCCCTGTTGATCTAAAGAACCGTCAAAGATCTCATCAAGGATCAGTAGATTAGTATCCACAGAATTCTTGAGCTTAGCAACAGAACGCCAAGTAAGCAACAGAGCGATATCAATACGAGCTTTCTCTCCTTCGCTGAAACTATCATAAGAAAACACATCTCTATATCTAGATTTTATCTGCTCCTCAAAGTTTTCATTTAAAGTAAAATTGACATAGAATTCCATTTTCTGTAGGAAATCATTAATCAATTTGTTCATGGTAGGTAGATAGGTTTTTATAATCCTAGACTTAATACCATTGTCTTTGAGAAGTTGACCTGCAGTTGTTAAAACATCTCGGTCCTGTTTTAATATAGCATGTTTATTGTTGAATTCTTTTTTGTTGTTTACAAGAAGTTGCAATTTAGAAAACTCTTCCTTTTTATCTTGGTTTGATTCTCCTAATTCTTTGATGTCATCATTTAATGTATCTATTTGCTTACGAATAGTCATCAACTGAAAATTAGTTTGAGCAATAGTAGTATTAATATTATTAACTTGAGTAGACATCTCAGTAAGTTTATTAAATCTTACTTCCTCTTCTCCTATAGCAGAAAGGATGTCATTGTATCCCACAAGCATCTCTTCAACTTTAGTCTTTCCAGACTCCAACTTCTCATCACGAAATTCTTCTGATAATTCCTGAGTACATGTAGGACATACGTGATTCTTCTCAAAGAACTCATGTTCTTTTTTACATGTCTTTAATTTACCCTGAACTTTAATAAGAAAAGTGTTTAACTTTTTTATTTTATCTCCAGAAGTTTGATACTCCTGCATTTTTCCATTAAGACTTTCAATTTGCTGAGTTAAAGCAAGAACATCTTCTACACCACAAATTTCAATTTCTTTATGTTTTTCAATCTGCTCTTTCTTACGATCAATATCTTCTTTTGTTCTTTTTTCCAGAGACAGCATATGCTGTTTCTGCAAATCAATTTTATCTTTAAGAAGATCAACTTGATAATCAACCTCACGAATCTCTTCATTATTTCCTCTCAACTTATCCTTTAGAAGAACATTCATAGTAGAGAAAACTTGAATGTCAAGGATGTCTTCAATAATTTCGCGACGTTGTGTCAATGACAAACGCATGAAAGGAACAAATGTTGAAGATCCAAGAACTACAATCTGTGTGAATGATTTGTAATTCATTTTAAGAACATTTAGTTCAAAGTTCTTTTGTTGTTCTGCTAAAGAACTTTCTTGATTCCACAGTTGACCATTACAATAGATCTCAAATTTATTAGGTTTAATACCACGAATAACTTTATACTCTTGCTTACCAATAATAAACTCAATCTCAGTGAGCATATCTTTTCCGTTGATGCTATTCACAAGCATCGGTTTATTAATCTTACGGAATGGTTTTCCAAACAAAGAAAAAGTAAGAGCATCTAAGATAGTGCTCTTACCTGCTCCATTAGTTCCAACAATTAAATTTGTTCTTGACGATGTTAAATCAATTTCACTATACACATTACCCGTTGACAAAAAGTTTTTCCAACGGATTTTTTTAAAGATGATCATTGTTTACTATTTTGTCAGGAGGGATAATAAAGTCGTCAGCTGAAATGATTGAATATTTTTGACCCTGAACAATGCAGGCATGTATAAGTGCTTCTACATCAACACTATTAATTTCTAAATCAGGAGATTCATCATGCTCTTCAAGATGCATAAGATAACGAGTTGCATCATCTTCTTCTTCAAAAACGGGAATGATTCTATCTTTACTATCATTAAAGACAGAGTAGACTCCTGAAGGAATATTTTTAAGTGTGATTATAAACATTCACTTACACTGCTTCACATGATTCTATGTAGAGAGACTGCATTAATTTTTTCAGGTCGGTTTTATCTACCTGAAGATTGATCTCATCAATATATTCACCAAGAAGAGTTAGTGTATCTTTCGTATTCAATTCTACATCATCAACGTCGTCTGTGTCAACTAGTATTTCCATAATCTTTACGTCATGGACACCTACGTTGTAAAGACGATCAACCAGTGTTTCAAACATTTGGTAGTCTCGCTTTTCGTTGACAACGATCTTGATGAACTTGTTTTTATAATCAGACACATCTTGTTTGTTGTAGTCCACACTGGTGTCGTCATAGAAGATTTTGTCAAAGATCTCGTAGGGATTTCGGACAAACTTAAGTTTATCACTTTCAGTATCGTAGATATGGAATCCGCGAGAGTCTTTATAATCATTCCAGAACATCTGATAAGGGTTTCCTAGGTACTGGACGTTACCCTTTTTAGATTTATGGTGATAGTGCCCAGACCACACACGTTTAAAACGATGAAACAAACTAGAATCCATGCCATGGTCCATAACCATACCCGCATTCATTTCAAATCCAGCAAGTTCTAAGTGACCACAACAAATATCCGCTTCACTCTCTTCCAATAATTTTAAAACATCTTCTTGATTCTCTTTATTGATCCAGGGAAGCATGAGAAATTTCTTATTGCCAAGTTTTAAATGCTCAGGTTCAGAATAAATTGTGATGTTATCGTATTGCTTGAGCAACAACTCAGGTGAGTTAATCTTATTGGTGTTTTTGTAATACACACAGTGATTGCCAAGCAACATGTGTACTTTATATTTTTTTAATTTGTCAAAGTAATCATTGGAGACTCGGTTGAAAGTATTGAAGTCCATTGTCTTCCTGTTATCAAACGTGTCACCAAGATCAATAACAGTTGTAATACCTTCTTTCTCTAGGGTAGGAAAAAATACATTGTCATAAAATTTCTGCCAGTAATTCCAAAACGCTAGAGAACCTTTGCGTCCATCAAGATGTTGATCTGTAATTAAAGCAATCTTCATGAATTGTGACCAATGTTTAGTTCATGCCAAAATTGTTTATCTACACCAAGATAAGAATTGACATATGCTTTTTTATATTGAGGATCAAACCTCAATTTAAATGCTCGGATGAAAGAATCAATGCCTATTTTCATAACTTACCGCTCACTGTCCCATCGTATCGTGCTGAGTATTTACAGTTAGCCCAGTTAGTAGCGACACCTTCCAAGTGGAATGGCGTTCCGACCATGACAGATTCCCTCGTACCGCCTGTGACGATTCCCTTGCCATCCTCACCAAAGCTAGACCACGTTCCAAACTGTTTCTTTTCAACACGGAATTTTCCATAGGGAGTTTCATACCATTCATAATTTTGTTCTTTACTCACTTTCCAACTCCATAATCTGGTGCTTCAGATTCAAGATCACTGATAGTTTTTTCTTTTTGTTTAACTTTTTTTTCTTCATTGAGTGGTTTTTCCCACTCCCAAATATTGCCTTTACTATCTGTAAATTGTTTAGATGTCATCGGTTCATCCTAATTTCAATATTTTCTTTGATACTACCCATGTCAGAATAGGAAGCATTCATACCAGCCATTGAACCGTCATAGGTGTCTGTATGCATAACCTCATCGTATCCTGAACGCTCAAGAATTTTATTCTTGATTTCAAGTTGTTTCTTTTCTTTTTGAATACGACGGAGAAATGCGTAGTAAATAATTTGAGTAAAATAAGCAAACGGGTTCTTTGATTTCTCTGGATCAAAGTTGTCAATGTACTGCAGGCAATTCTCAATGCCGTCACAGATCATGTCCTCACGGAACATGTAGTTGACAAAGTTTGGTTTGTATGATAGATGTGTAGCAATCTTAAGAAAGCACTCACCAAGATAATTTGTAACACGCGGTCTAGGTTTTCCAGACTCTTTAGCAGAGATTACACGATTCCGAAAGATAGAGATTGCTTCCAAGAACTCTTTGTTATTGACGTAGTATTCAGTCTTTTTTTTCATTAACTTGGTGTGGGTGTGCTTTCTCTTACATTTATTATAGGATAAGGAAGAACATCTGTCAACCACTTGACAAATCCTGAGAACCTGAGTAGGATAACTCTGTCAGGGTTCAAGAGAGGTTGTAGCTTTTAGCTTCTATTGAAAAGATCTTCTAGAAATTTCTTTGTTTCTTTTACTGAACCTAAGTTCCCCATGCCTCTTGAAAAGTGTTGCGGTTCTAATGCTTCCTTTACTGTAGATAGTTGTGTAATATGTTTTTCTACAGAAGTAAGATAATATTTTTCAATTCTATCATCTTCAATTTCAGTCATTGTAATTACATTACTCTTATTGAGAATGAAACAATGATCAAATGTTGAGTGAATCCATTCTGTAAGAAAGAATCCATTTGTTGTAGATTGTTTCTTTTGTTGATTTACGTAAGTAACTTCCATAGGATTTTCCAATAGAAGACAGTCTTCTTCGGGAAGATAAACACATTTTGTTATGATCTCTTCACCAGTTATTAATTTTATAGTTGCTAGGAATTCTTCTTCCATGTTATCCAGCTTTAAGGTTTACTCTTATAACCTCATACTTAAAATTTTCATCATTATAAATGTTGACTCTTTCATTTAAATGCCGAAGTGTATAATTTTGACCGCCAATGTCATCAGCGATATCGTATAAGGTTGCTATATCTTTACCTTCACCTTTTCTCAATACACGTCCAATACTTTGTAAATTGCGGATGCGTGATTTACTTGGAGAAGCAAAAATAATATTGTGTAATCGTTTGATGTTAATCCCTGTAGAGAATGTACCGTAGGAAGCAATGATTACAGCATTGTTTTCCGTTTCAGTAAGTTGGCGGACTTCTTCTCTATCTTCTACATCAGTGCCACCATGAACAAAAAATAATTTTCGTTCAGGGTCTATGGTATTATTTATTAATTCATAAAGTGGTTCTCCATGCTTTTCAATGTAGTTGAATAGGATGAGAGTGTTGCCCTCAATATCTTTAACAAGATTTTTAATCAAATTATTTCTACCACGATGCTCTACAATGTATTCCATCTCATCATGATATGATTCAAAATGTTGAGGAGCATGCTTACAGAGCAACACTTTGATTCTGAATTTGCTAAGATAACCAGACTTGATCAGATCATCTGTTTTAGTAACCTGTTCACAATCACCAAACAATCCTTCCAACACCCACTTGTGTGTCTTTGTGCCGTCTAGGGTGCCAGTAAAACCAAACCTATATTTTGCATTATGTAACTTAGTCATGATTCCTGTGAGGGACTTTGACTTAAATAAGTGTGCCTCATCACCGATAACACAATCAATATCATCAAAGTATCTTTTGGGGAACTTGTAGATTGATTGCCAAGTGGAAATAACAATTGGTTTGTCCGTATTTTTATCTTTGCCCGAATATATCTTATGCACATGATCGTCAGCATTCCATCCGTAGTCATTAAAGTCATTGACCATCTGTTCTACCAGGGACGTAGTAGGGACGATGATGAGCGTTTTCTTGTTGGTAGCAGTATAGTATCTGACGAGGGAATAGATCATCAAACTCTTTCCACTGCCCGTTGGAGAAAGTAAGAGCTTTCTATTATTTTTAATTGCTTCGTAAACTGCACGATACTGATAAACCCTTGGTTTGATTTCAGATCGTGTAATTTTATTCATGTAAGTTTCAATGCCTGCATATGAAACAAAGTCATTAGTTTCTCTGACTTCTCCATACCAGTCATTAGTTTCATACTCAACTTTATATTGTCGCTCATCTGCCCACACTTGTAGGTG